TTATAGTTGGAAGTATGGGTGCTGCATGATAATAAAAAAATCTTTAAAGCAATACAGATGCAAAAGATGTGAAAAAATCTTTAAAACAACAAGAAGATATGGTAGAGGAAGCAACAAGAGGATTTGCGAAGATTGTATTAAACCAAAACATATCATAAGAAAATGTACTCAAAATTACAATGAAAATACACAAAAGAGAAGGATATAAGGTTATTGTACTTGAACCTGCTAAGTCTAGGATTGAAAGAAACGAATGTCCTGGATGCGGATTGCCTAAAGACAAGTGGACTAGGAGAACAGACTGGAGATGCTGTTCAACTAAATGTACTAGTAAATACCTTAGAATGTATGTAACATTTGGATGGCCTGATCTTAGATTGAAAGTTTTTAAGAGAGATAAATTTACTTGTGTTAAGTGTGGAAAACAACCAACATATAAAACTCCTATTAAATCAGATGATGGAAAGGGTTGGGATTGGGAAGAATCAGAAAGAACAGATCCAGGACAATTAATTGGAGATCACATTAAGCCTATTGCGATTGGAGGATCTGAATGGGATATGAATAATATTCAAACACTTTGTATTGCATGCGATAAGATAAAGACTAAGAAGGACCAGGCAAATATTGCATTATATAGAAAAGAACTTGAAGGGCAGATGAAATTACAATGACAGAAACTGAAACATACGGAAGAACAGAAACAGATAGTTATTATAACTTAGGAAGGTACATAAATCGCCATGATAATCTTAATGCAAGGTTTTGTAAAGATTGCAAAATAGAAGTAATAAAGCTAAGAAAGAAATATAACCAAAGGATATCACGATTAAAGCAAGCCAAGAGAGAATTAGTAAAGCTTGGAGGAATCGGAAGAATAAGGCAAAAGATGGAATTTAACAAAAAAGCACATAAAGAAATCAAGAGATTAAAAAGTCAAGTGAGGTATTGGAAAAGAAAATGACAACATTAAGAGATACAGACGAAAACTCCAGATGTCCTGAGTGCGGAAAGATTTCAGCAGAACTAGTACCAATTAGAGACAATGGCAAAGGGAAAAAAGTATGTGTTACATGCAAAAGGGGGCTAAATGGTAAGAAAATATAAAGGTGATGGGGGAGTAACCAAAAAAGGAAAGAGAACTTCACGTAGTGGAAGAAGCAAGAAAAGAGATAAAACTATTTGGATGAATAGGCCAAATAAACAAAAATGAATATGCAACAAATACAAAGCAGGATGAAAAGGATTAAGTTTATTCAATACATTAAGTCAATTAGAAGCAGTATGCAGAAAGTATATAATGCTAAATGGTTTGAAATACAATGTCTGTCTTGTGGAACAAAAAACGCAGGAAATCCAGACTTTTTGAAATCTATTTGGCAATACTCTGGTTGCAATAAATGTCATAGCAAATTAGGATATAGCGTTATTGGAACAAGCAATTATCAAAGACAGAGAGTCTATTATAGAGAACCAATTACTAATGAATTAAAACAAGCTCCTATACATGATTTAGCTTACAAAATATCAAGAAAGAACAAAGAAAATAAACAAAACTATAGTCTTAAAGCAGATTTAAAAAATGATAGTTTGCTTAGACGACCAAGTATGAACAGGACAAGAAAGATGCTTAGTAAAAAACCTAAGTATGAAATAGAATTTCCTGAAGGGAGGTAACAATGAAATACCCAAAGATTAATACACTATGGAAAAGAGATGAAAAAAATAAGTTTGTGATTATAGAAGGGGATTATTCAGACAAAGAATTTGATAATATAAATAAGTGGAATGTAACAGAAAAGATTGACGGAACTAATATAAGAATCTTTTATGAACCAAATGAAGGGGTTCCTGTATGGTTCGGAGGCAGAACTAATAAAGCACAAACACCCACTTTTTTAATAGAATATCTACAAAAGACATTCACTAAAGAATTATTAGGGGAACAATTTGGAGAACCAAAGAAAGTAATATTGTTTGGAGAAGGGTATGGTTCTAGGATTCAAAAAGGAGGGGAACTTTATAGGAAAGATGTTGGATTTATATTATTTGATATATGGCTTGATGGATGGTGGTTCAAACAAGAGGATGTTAAAGAAGTAGCTGAAAAACTTAAAATACCTTCTGTTCCAAGTCTAGGAATTATGACTAAAGAAGAAATTGTTGAGTATGTTAAAAGTAACCCCAATAGTATTTGTGCTACAGAAGAAAGAGTTATAGAGGGAATTGTTGCTAGAAGCCATCCTTTGATGTTATTTAGGAATGGAAAACCAATGATGTTTAAACTTAAAGTAGAAGATTATAAAAATTTAAAAGATATGGAGGAATAAAAATGCCAATGGATAATGCAAAAAAGATTGATGAAATAAGTAAAGCAAAAGAAGTACGGAACACTGATAGAATCAGAAGAAACAAGGTAGTGAAAGAAGATCCAAACAAAGTTAAGTTTGACTTCAAAAACATAGATTTACAAGGACCACTAAACCCTTTAGTAAACAAAGACATAAAGATAATAAAGAAAAGCGGTGGAGAAATAATAGGTATGTTGAGAACAATCACCCCTAATGGTCAGTTATTAATGGCTTTAGATGCTGGTACTATTATGACAGTCTATAGACATTCAATAAAAAAGATTGAAGTTTTGGATTAAAAACGCAAAGTTTAAATATTTCAAGATTTAGGTAGGATTATCAAGATGGGTTTCTGGGATTGGACAGCAAAAAAAGTGAATGAGGCAGGACTAGGATTATCTAAAGAGACTGTTGTTCCTAAGAATAAACTAGGCGGATATGCAGAAGTAGCTTATCTTCCGACTCAAAAAGTAAGACTGCCCATGAAGTATGCTAAATTAACGCAGTGGTTCTTTGCACCCATTCTTGGCCAACCAAGAGGAGTAGATGTAAATAACCTTAGATATTTCTGTAATACAACTTTTGTTAAAATATGCACTCAAACAATTATAGACGAAGTATCAACTATTGCTTGGAAAATTGTGCCTATTGATGAAGAAAATGAAGCTTCTTATTCTAAAGATGACATAGTGCGCATTGAAAAGTTTTTAAACAATCCAAACAGAAACAATGAAAGTCTTTCTAATATATTTAGAACATTTACTAAAGATTTGCTTGAAATAGATGCTGCCGTAATAGTCAAAGTATTTAATTCAGGAGATTATGAAGATGATGAATATGAAGAAATTCCTGAAGATATGTATAGAAGTTATCATAAGAAAACTCTTGAAGTAGAAGATAATGATGGAAAAACAAACAAAGTCAAGATAGAATTAAATAAAGTTATCAAAAAAGGTGGAAAATATTATGTTAAAAAGTCCAAGATGAGACAATTAGGAACAAAAGTCAAATCTGATGGAATCAAAAAGTTTGTTGAAACTATGTCTAAAAAAGATAATGAGAATGATAAGTTTGAACTAACTGAAATATATGCAAGAGATGGTGCAAGTTTTCTTAAAGATGTTGATTTGTTCGGTGTAAACTATGGTTATTGGCAATATTCTTATATGCAGCCAAGCTATATGCCAAGATGGTTTGACCAAAAAGAGATTATTTATTCTTGTCTTAACCCAAGAAGTGAACACACATACGGGTGGGCTCCAATTCAATCAATCATGGAAGTAGTAGAAAGTCTTAATAATTCTATTAGGTGGAACAGAGATTTCTTTTACAATAGTGCAATACCTGCTGGAATAGTGGACTTTGGAAATATGGATGAAGATACTCTTAAAGCAGTTAAAGCAGAATGGCAGCAAGGCTTAAAAGGAAAGGCCCACAAACTTCTAATGGTTTCTAATCCAAATCCTAGTTATTCAGAAGGAACAGCAACACAGTCTAAAAGTGTAACATTTACAGCTTTCCAAAAAGGAGCTAGAGAGATGGAGTTTCTTGAAAGCCAGAAATGGTATTCATCACTTGTAACTTCTGCGTTTAAATGCTCTCCTGCTGAATTAGGTATATTAGGAGATGTTAAAAACAAAGCAATTCAAGAAGGCCAGGAAAGAGTTCACGTTAGAAGAGCAATCAAGCCAATTCTTGCAGAAATTGAATATAAGTTTAATACTCAGTTAATTACAGAGTTCTTTAATCAAGATGATCCAAGAGGAAAAACAGGAGGATTAAGGTTTGAATTTGATTATATTGATCCAGTTGATGAAGCAAAACAAAAAGAGAATGAGATTAAAGATTTAGAAGCAGGAGTTATTACTGTTAATGAAGTCAGACTGTCTAGGGGAATGGAACCAGTTGATTGGGGAGATGAACCAATGAGTATGAATAATCAGCCTGAATTTGATGAAGAAGATCCATTTGATAAAGAAGTTAAGCAAGAGGGTGCAGAAAAGAAAGATAAAGATGATAATCCTAATGCTAAGAAAGTAAAGAAGGCTGCTAGTTTTGATTCAAACACAGGAGGAGAAGGAACTCCAGGCAGCGCATTTAATCAAACAACACCTGAAAAAAAAAAGATTAAAGATGAAAAGAAACCATTAGAAGTTATTGACACTGAGTACAAAGGCTATTCTGATTATTTAGAGGGAGTTTTCAAAAAGTGCAAGAAAAAGATTAAGAAATATGTAGAGACTGAATTAAAAGAAGAAACTTTTTGTAAAGGCATGACAATCTCTGCTGATAAAGGGAAATCTCTCAAAAAAAGTTATACCTTTAACAAATCATTCAGTGGTTTTCTAAGCAAGATGATTAACACACTGTTTAAAACTACTTTTTCAGATAAGTTTTACAACGACATAGAAAAGTATATTAAGAAAGATTTAAAGATTGGAATAAAAGATGCAGAAGAAGCATTACAAAAAGAAATAATAGTCAAAGATATTGATACACAAGCATTGCTTCTTACAGACCAACAGATTCAAGGATATACTCTTTGGAATGGAAATAAGTTTGTAGGAATAAAAGGAGCTGTAGATAGTGTTCAAAAACAAATAATAAATAATCTTAATCAAGCCATTGGAAAAGAAGATGTTAGTATGAGTGACTTGACTAAAGCAGTAGATGATGCTTGGACTGGAAATGATGGTATAGATGAATACAGAACTCTTAGAATTGCAAGAACTGAAACAAGCAGGATTATTAACAAAGGAAAATTACAAGGAGCGCATGATAGCGGACTAGAAGTTAAAAAGAAATGGGTAGGCTATCCTGGAATGTGTCCAATTTGTGAAGAACTAAGTAAACAAGCACCTATAGAATTAGATGAGTGGTTTGTTCATGGAGATGATAAAGTTCAACATCCGCCGATTCACCCAAATGATCGTTGCGGAATTAAATTGGTGAATAAATGAATATTGAAGAGATGGCAGAAGCTCATAAGAAAGCACGACTAAAAGAAATAGAAAACATGGAAAATAAAAAGTTTCTTGAAAAGTATGGTTTTTCTAAAAAACTTAAATGATTTTTTAAAGATTTAATTATTCAATACATATCTAATAGATACGATACTTATTCTATATATATAAGAAATAAAAAGCTTTAAATATAATAAAATTAAGAAAAAACGCATGACTGATTTATTAAAAATATGGGTTCCTATTTCTAAAAGTTCTAGTGGAAGTTACGAAGCAATACTAACAGATACTTCTATTGATAGGGATGATGAATTAATGGGAGAGTCAGTTATGGATAAACTTTCTAAAAAATTGGCATTGCCTGCTCTTGCAGATCATAACAACACAATGGATTCCTGGATTGGAGGATTTAAAAACCTTCAAAAAGTACATAACAATGGACATTATGCTGTTACTGGTGAACCAACATTTTTTTCTAAAGAAGCAAATCCTAAAGCTCAACAAGTAAGAAAACAAATAGATGAGGCAAGCGATATGGGTATTCCATGCGGAGTAAGTATTGGAGCAAGGCCTATAACAAGCGAGATGATTACAAAAGACGGAAAACAATACAAAAAATGGACAGATATTGAAGTTATGGAAGGAACATTTACACCTGTTCAATCAAATAGAAATTCTTATGCTTATGTAGCAAAGTCTTTTGGATTAAAAGATAAAAACTTAGAGGGTGAAAATATGACTAAAGAAGATATTAAAAAAGCAGAAGGTGAACCAGAACCACCTAAAGATGAAAAAGTTGAAGATGAACCAAAGCCTGATGCAAAACCTGATGAAAAAGCACCAGAAGCAAAAACAGAAGGCGAAACAAAACCAGAAGAAAAAACTGAAAAAACACCAGAAATTGATGTTCAAAAACTTATAGAGGAAGGTATTCAGAAAGCTATGAACAAAATACCTAAACTAAAAGCTATTCAAGAACCTATGGAACAAGAAGATGCTGGAAAAGAACCAGAAAAGATGGGTTTCATAGAAGGGCATCTAGCTAAAAGATATGGATATAAGGAGGGACAATAAAATGTACGGAATTAACGCAGAACAAGCATTTTTACAAAGTTTTGGAGACACAGACATTCAAGATGGTGAAATGTATTATGATGGTGGATTTGGATTAGATAAAAGAAATGAAATGATGAAAAGGATTGAAGCTGTAAGATTAGAAAAAGCACCTTCATT